ATACATACAGAAGCATTAAAAGAGCAAGGACAGGCGGAAATGGATTTACTTGGTATAGAGCAGACATTTAATGTTTCTAATCCAGAAGTTCAAAGATACTTAAAATCAAACGCTTTATCTAAAGCGAAGACAGTTGTTGAAACAGCAAAAGGCGATTTAAAAAAGACAATGATTACCGGAGTAAACGAGGGGGAAGGAATACCTGAAATAAAAAAGAGATTGCAAACAGTATATAAAGATTACACGGATATTGAAGGATATAAACTTAAAAGAATCGCACAGACAGAGGTTGTAGGTGCAAGTAATCAAGGTGCTTTAGAATCATATAAACAAATAGGCGGAATAAAAAAAGGATGGTTACCGGCGTATATCAATACAAGAGATTCGCATATACAGGCAGGAATGGATTACAGCGAAGATAATGCTATTGACGTAAAAGATGATTTTGATTTAGAGGGCGGTTCAGGTGGTGCTCCGGGAAATATCGGAGTTGCAGAAGAGGACATTAATTGTAGATGTAGTGTTATCCCGGTGGTAGAGGAATAAATTATATTTGGATATTTATATAATAAAGGATATATAAAAAGTGATGATGCTTGGTTCAAAATATGGTGTTGGTTATCTCATAGAAAATTATTTCAAATTTTATTGATTCCTTATCATATAATTATGGGTATTAAATATAAATATACTTTTAGAAATATATTTTACTTTAGTTTAAATTGTATAACTGAAATAAATAAAAAACATTATGGTCGATTTGTGGAGGAATAAATATGGCAAAGATTGGTAAGAATATCAGTATTGGAATTTCGATACCAAAAAAAGATGTAATAAAAATAAAGAAAGACATAAATGGTATTATAAAATTACTTGATATAGCAATCAAGAAAAAAAAGAATTAATGAAAGATAATAAATAAAGAATGATAAACAAACAAGAAATAATCAAAGCAATAGAAAACGATAAGGCGGTTATACGATACGACGATAAATGGCGGTGGTTTAAAAATGGAGATGACCAGAAAACATGCCCATTGCTTGATTTTATGTTTCAAGTAGAATATCGGTCTGGGACTTTGATATTTATCCCGGACAAAGTCAATAAATGTAAAATGGTAGATAGAAATAAAGAATAACAGGAGGATGCAATAATGGATGTAATTTTAAAACCAGAACCTGAAATTGTTGGTAATGAAATCAGAGTAAGAATGAAGAATCCAGATTTGTTTATAAAGGAATCTTTCAGGACAATAAGTATCTCTAAAGAGAAAGGAATTAAATCAATAATTGGCAAATTAAAATCAGACCCAGAAGGAAGCACAGTTATTCAGTCATATAGATTTGATAAGAATAAATGGACTGTTGAAGAAGCGGTTAAATGGGTTAAAGAAAACGAAAAGAAAACCATTGAATCATTAATATTATTATATAAAGAGATAGATATATCCGGGAATACAGATAGAAAAGAGATTAAGTATTATTCATGCAAAGTTCTAAAGATAGATAAAGATGAGCATGTAGCAAAAATAAAAGTTACGAACGAAGATATTGACAGGGATGGTGAAATAATCTTATTGTCATCTTGGCAGAAACGTTCTAAATCATATAATCAGCACCCGGTTTTATTATCATCGCATAAATACGATAAATTAACTCATCAGATAGGCGAAGCGGTTAATATAGATTGGACTAAAATGGAATTTGATTTTAAGTGGTATGCGGGCGAAGGTAACCCGGAAGCGGACTGGGGATGGAAACTTGCAGAGAAAGGCAAGGCAATGTTCTCTGTTGGGTTTATTCCGTTTAACAGATTTATCGGCGACGCTATCCCGGAAGAATACAGAGGCAAGAAACCGCAAGCAGTATTAGACGATAATGAATTACTTGAAGTCAGTCAAGTAGTTGTAGGTTCTAATCGTGGTGCTTTACAGATGGGTATAGACAATCCTAATCCAGAACAATGTCAATATATGTATGAAGTAGTAAAATCTTTTGGTAACGAAATACCTGAATTTTCAATAATTAAAGATACGACTAAAGAGAAATTTGAATGCGAATGTATTAAATGCGGGTTTAAGATGACAAGCGATAAACACTGTAAAGATATTAAATGTGAAAAATGCGGCGGGCAGATGCGTAGAGTAGAACGTCCCGGACCCGGACAAGCAGGAATTACTGATGACAGTATAATAATATCGCCTATTGAAGTCCAGAACTTAAAAGAGTTGAACGATATAATGGAGATATGGAAATCAGGGCGTATAATTTCAGAAAAGAACAGGACAGTAATAAAATCAACGATATTACAATTAAGTAAATCAGTTGAAGTATTAAATATATTGCTACAAATATCAGAACCAAAAAATAATCCTAAAGAAGAAGGAGGAAAAAATATAGATTTTGATGTAGATAGTTTTTTAAGTGAAACGAAGAAGTCATTAGAAAAATTTAATAACTTAAACTCATAAGGAGAATAAATCAATGGACGAAAAACAAATTAAAGAATTACTTGAATCAAAGAAGAAGTTAGACGATATACTTGCAATTAAAGAGAAAGAAAATCTTGACGCTTTAGAGAAAGAAAAGATTGAAAAAATCAAAAAAGAGATTCTTGACTCTATCGCACCTGAAAGAAAGAAAGTTGAATTTGTAAGTGTAGAACCAGAGAAACCGGAAGCAGGAGTTAAATATTGCAAGAGTTTTGGCGAATTTATGTGGATGGTTAAAACAGGCGACCCTCGTCTAAAGACCGCAATGTCAACAACGTCTGCTCAAGGTGGATATACTATTCCTGAAGGCTGGTCAAAAGAGATTGTTAATTCGCTTAATAACTATGCCGCTGCTCCGGGAATGGTTACACAAGTAACAATGGGCGAACCGACTTTACATCTCAATTCTTTACTAACTGATTTGACTGTTGCATGGTCAACAGAAGCGACCGCAAAATCTACAACGAAACCTACATTTAGTCAGGCAGACTTAACATTAAGATTCCTATATGCTTTAATTACTCTAACAAAAGAATTATCGCAGGACAGTATGCTTAATCTTGGTTCTTTCCTGAAAGATTTGGTTACGCAGAATATTGCTCTGGAACTTGAAGCACAGATATTACAGGCAAACGCCGCTCCGTTTACAGGCATATTAAATGCCGCTGGAGTCAATGCTGTTGCACAAGTTGGAGCGAATTTATCATATTCCGATTTGACCGCTGTTGTGAATAATACCGGGCAGTTAGAACAGTATAAAAAAGGTGCTGGCTGGTGGATGACTCGTGGAGCGTTAGATGTAATAATTAATCTTATGGACAATAACAACAGACCTTTGATTAATTTAAGTCTTCCTCTTTCACAGGATACTAAATCAAATCAGAATCAGATTCCTATTAATCTGCTCGGATACCCCGTATATATTTCAGACCAGATAACCGATACATTAAGCGAAGAAGCAGGTTCTACTTCAATCGCATTCGGTAATCTTAAAAATGTATGGATGGGTAAAAAAGCAGGACACGAAGGGCTGGAAGTTCTGGTTACCGATACTGGAGTTATTAATTCCGGTGTTGAGGTTACGGAAAATGCACTCACGGAAAACAAACAGATTTACAGATTTGAAATTCGTAGAGGCATAATAGTCGCTGTTCCTGCGGCATTCGTTAAACTGACAGGAGTAACCCCGTAACAGATAGGAGATAAGTTATGAAATGTAAAATAAAAACAAGTTTTTACATGGGTAGAATTTTATATAATGCAGGGAACGAAATTGACCTTGACAAAGAACATACAAAGAGATTTGCAGATTATGTTGAACCTATTAAAACAGTAGAAAAACCTGTAAAAGATAAAATGATAAGAAAATCCAAAGTAAAAAAAGAGCGAAAATCTAAAAATGTATAATAAAGAGGGAGGACAGTATTATGTTTAAAAGAATTTTAGTATTAATAATTTTAGTAATGTTAGCATCCATTTACTTAAATGCAGAGGAATGCGATAGTGTTGTTGTGGATGCCTCTACATTCACAGTAACCGGTGATGATTACGTTGCCGGAGCGAATCCTCTTGTAATAGCAAGGACGTTTTCAAAGTCAAGAATAAAGAAGGTTACCATTTCCAATAGTGATACTACAGTTGCCCAGACAGTTACATTATGGGATGGCTGGACAGTTGATACTTCTTCAGCAAGTGTTACTAAGATATGGGAAATTGACATTGATGCATCCGGAACTGCCGAAGTTCAGATAATTACAGAAGACTTTGGTGATAGGTGGCAGTTGATTGCTAATTATGGACTTGCAGTAACAAAATCTTCAACATCAAGCGATGTAACAGTTAGCATTCAATACCGTTAGATACGAATAAGAGGGGAGTCGGGCGACCCCTTGCTCCCCTCTTTTTTAAACTATGTTTAGAGGAGTCCAAAAGATGAAAATAATAAAATTTGTATTATGTGTAATTCTACTTCTATCTTGTATAATTTTTTCAGAAGCAAGAGTCTATGATAAGGATAATTCTAATTATACTGTTACTGCGAATACATCTACTGCAACTTTAGTTGGCGGATGGCTTCCGGGTAGAGTATATTATATCGTTATAAACGAATCTACCTATGATGTTAGACATGCTACATGGTCCCTAACAGGTGTAGATGCGGCTTCGGCAACATCAAGAGGAATATTAATTGAAGACGGACTTGGATATTGGGAAGATAAATATAATGTTTACCAGTCAAGTTGGTATGTTATTATAAATGGCGGCGGTCCTGCTGATGTTGCTCCATATACCGCTACGATTACGTATAGAGAACGAAACTAAAAAAAGATAGAGGTATAAAAAAAATGAAAAGAACAAATTTATTTTTAATGGTTGCATTATCATTTTGTTATTTATTATCTTTCGCAGAATATGGCAATAAGCAAGGATATAAAAATCCTGCAACTGAAGATTTGGATATGAACGATTATAATATTGATGACGCCGGCAATATTACAGGAGTAGATATTCAGGCAAGTGGAGCGTTAAGTTGCAGTGTTTTAATCGCTTCTACAAGCATAACGCTTCCTGATGACGTAACAGTAAATCATAATCTTACGGTAACAGAGCAAACATCTACAGAGCATTTAGTAGTAACAGGAACATCTACTTTAGCGGGAGCAGTATCTTGCGGAAGCACAGTTGACGGTAGAGATATTTCTGCAGATTGGACTACTGTTATGAGTTCATTTAATACAGTAGATACTAATATATCCGCAATTGAATCCGATATAACAACGAAATATAATCAAACTTTATCCTCATTTAATATTGTAGAAACAGATATAGATAACAATTACAATACTATGATGAGTTCATTCAATTTAGTAGATACAAATAAATTTGATAAATCAGGTGGAACGATAACAGGTGATACGACTTTTAATCACAATTTATCAGTAACAGAACAAACGTCAACAGAACATTTAATAGTAACAAGTACCTCTTCATTTGACGGAAATTTGGTTGCTTGTGGTGGAATTAACGTATCAACAATAACCGCATGTAGTCCCTTACATGTCATATCAGAAGAATTAATTGTTAAAGGAACAGGCACGATAACAAATATTAATATAAAAAATGAGAATGCTAGTTCAGGTTCACGTCTAAAATTCACTACTCCAAATGATTATGGATTCTATATGGGCGTAAATGATTCTGTCGGACATTGGCTTAGTTTTGGTTGTACAGGAGATGGTAATTTATTAACTTTAGATAATACTTCCAACAGAGTAGGTATAAATTGTTTAGCAGGTTCTACTTTAGAAGTTAATGGAAGTCTTGATGTAAATACAACTTCTAATTTTGATGGGAATATGGTTGGTGGACATAATCTATCAGTAACAGAGCAAACATCAACTGAGCATTTAATTGTTACAAGCACATCTACTTTTGGTGGTGGGGCAATTTTCAACGAGGATTCTGCTGACGTAGATTTTAGATTTGAAAGTAATGGTAATGCAAATATGTTATTTGTTGATGGTGGAAGTGATTTGGTTGGAATAGGTTGCGCCCCCGCTGGATATACCCTTGATGTTTTAAGTGCAAATGATGTTGAAGAACTGACCAGGATGTGGGGAAATGATGCTGATTTTGTAAGGGCTATTATTGATAATAGAGGATCAGGAGATTCACAATTAGGTTTTGGAAGTGGTGGAAGCACAAAATGGAGTATTGGTAATGATTCAACTGCCCATAGTTTTAAGATTAGCGAAGGGTATGGTGCTTTTGGTACTGACGACCACTTTATTATTGATACAGCAGGACAAATTAGTATCGGTGGTATAGTATCTGTTTCTTCATCAATTATTGTATCAGGTGCAGACGGGAATGTTACTGCAAATAAATTTATTGGTGATGGTTCTTTGTTAACAGATGTAGTTATTAATTCCGACAATATCACAGTGGCTAATCAAATACAAACAAATACTCTGATAGTTACAAGTACTTCTACTTTTGGCGGGGCAATAGGATTATATTCAAGAACAGAGGCGGAGTTAAAGTCTATAACACCTACTGCCGCAGGACAGGTATATTACGACTCAACTAATCTTGCGGTAATTGTTTCAACAGGAACATCAGAGGCGGCATTTGGTTTAATTACAGACGGAACATCGCAACCTACAGGGTGGGATTAAATGTTCTGGAAAATAGCAGACTTCTTTAAATCACCTAAAAAAGAGAAAATGAAAGTTGTTTCTGGTGATTCATTAAATGCTTATATTAAAATATATGTTGAAGAATGCAAGGGTAAATTTGATAAATGCAGAATAATTGCTGATTCACCGAGATACCGTTTGCCCTCTGATGATTTAGTAAAAGAGTTTCTTAAAACTGATATGACTGATATGATAGAATATTCTGATACAGATATGACTAAACCTATATGCTCTGATTTTGCTCTAATTTTCGTAGGTGCTTTTAGGAAGAAATATCCTAAGACTGCTATGGGAATGATTGGGATTGATAACCCAAAAGATAAGTTCGGGCACGTCAGGGCTATATATCTAAATAATAAGTTTATATTCAAAAACGTAGAGCCTCAGACAGATGAGGTAATTCTAATAAAAAATGATATACCAGATTTTGTGGTGATGTAATTATGGAATTAAAGGGTTAAAATAAAAAATGGATGAATTCTTTTCAGGCGGATTTGCTCTTGGATTAATGATTGGATTGCTTGTATATGCGGTTATTAAATATACTATTAGATATATAAGAATTTTAATTAAACTAATAAAGGCAGTATTTAAAGGATAAATAATTATGGATTTACCGTTGATAAGAGATTTAGGGGCGAGTATAGGGGCATTGTTCTGCGGGGTAATCGCTATTTTAAACGGTAAAGACAAACTTAATAAGAATGATTTTGCAAAAAAAGAAAAAGAGATTGATAAGGAATTGTCAGAAGGGCAGACACAATTCGCATTAATAAATAATAAACTTGAAAATATGAGTATGAGTTTTGAGAATTTCTACGAAAAGAACGATAGAAAAAATATCCGTATTCTTGAAGATATAACGGATTTAAAAGGAAGAATAATAAAAATAGAAGTTAAATTAAACGGTAATGGGAGTAAATAAATATGTCATTAGATAGCAATGCTTTATTGACAGTAGATGAGTTATTAAGTTCAATGGGATTAACAAGAGATGATATAAGGACATCATGTTTTAGAGTTTATAATTCTTCAAGCGATGCTACAACTGCGACAATATCAAAAGTAGGTAACACTTTAAATCTTACTGTTACCGGTGGGACGAACGCTCATAATACTGATTTTGATTTAACGAATGCAAGTTACGATACGATAGGCGAATTGATTACAGCGATTGAAGCATTAAGCAAAGGTTGGATTATAGTTAGATTATCCGCTTCTGCTTTTACTTCTACTGATTTAGACAGTTTCGGTTCAACAGACGCTTTATTAAGCACAAACGAACAGACATTATACGCTTTTAATAGTTTATTACTTGAAGAAATAATTAATTCTACTTCAACATTTATAGAGAATTATTGCCGTAGAAAATTTGTATCGCAGGAACATACAGAATATATTGACGGAAACGACAGAAATAAATTAAGAATTAAAGAGTTTCCTGTAACAGTTTTAACAAGTGTTCAATTATACGATTATCAATCTGAAACCGTTCTTGATACTTTAACAGAACATACTGAATTTGAATTGTATTATGATGAAGGGATTCTATATAAGGGCGGTTGCTGGACAAGAGGCAGGAAGAATTGGAAAGTAATATATACAGCAGGATATACGACAGCGAATATGCCGGAAGATTTAAAACAGGCAGTTAATCAAATGTGTAGTTTAATATATACAATGAAAAATAAACAAGGTATAAAATCAGAAAAGATTGGCAGTTATTCTATTTCATACGGTGCGGCAAGCGGCGAAACTGTTATGGGAATAGGCATTCCTGTTAGTGTAATAGGTATGATTGCACCATATAAAAAATTTGACATGGAAGAAGATAATATTACATGAGTTATACCGGACTATTAAATAAATTCTGTTCAATTCAAGAACTAACAAAAACGCAAGATTCAGAAACAGGACAGATGATAGATTCATGGGCTGTAAAATATAATAATGTTAAATGCAGATTAGACCAGCCGACAGGAACAGAAATAGCCGCACAAGGAAGCATTTTAAGTCAAGCGACACATGTTTTATTTATTGGCATTAATTATACATTGACAGCAGGCGAGAATAGAATTGTTTTTGACGGTAAGAATTATAATATATTACTTATAAAAAATGCTTCCGGGCATGACCATCATCTTGAAATATTATTAAGGATACTACAATAATGAGTTTAAGTATGTCTATAAAAGTCATGGGAGCAAAAGAAATAATAAAAAAACTTGATGATATGACAAAAAAAAGCGAAAATGAATTAAAAAAAACAGTAGAGAAAGCGGTATTAATTGTTGAAAAAGATGCAAAGAAAAATACTCCTGCATTATCTAACAGATTAAGGTCATCTATTACGCATTCAGAAGTAAAAGACGGAACAGCACAAGTCGGAACGAATGTAAAATATGCTCCTTATGTGGAATTTGGAACAGGTAAATTTTCAAGTAAAGGAACAGGAAGACAGACTCCGTGGGTTTATTATAGTGAAGAATTAGGCAGATTTGTATGGACAGAAGGAGCAAGACCTCAACCTTATTTATATCCAGCGTTAGCAAGTAATTATAAAAGAATAGAAGAGATGATTAAGAAAACAATTACCGGGATTTTTAAATGAAATATCAATACGATATAATTACATATTTAGAAAGCGATGCGACTTTAGATACTCTTTTAAGTTCTTCTGCAAATGATAGTAAAATATACCCGGAAATTGCTCCGCAAGATAGTTCTTTACCATATATTGTTTATTCTGTTTCCGACGGAGTATTAGATGAGATATTAGATGAAATAAGAATTACATTTAGAATATATTCAACAACAAAATCAGAAGCAGTTAATATAGCAAATAGATTAAAATCATTACTTGATAAACAGGATGAGATTCAAAACTCTTTTTCAAGCACGGATTATTGGTATTATTATTCTAAAATCGCATACCATGAATCTTTGATTGATAATGTTGACAAGGATAAATTGATATACATACAAGTAATGATATTTAATATAAAATATAAAAGAAAAACTTGGTATTAGGAGGATTTAAAAATGGCAAAAACAGCGGCGAATATTGTTGTAGGAGCACCGAGTGTTGTAACAGTTGGGTCTTATGGAGCAGGAAAAGGTTCTGGAGTTGATGTAGGAGCAACTGTTGGTCCGGTTGTGGTTCGGTATGATGATACGATTTACGAGAAAAAAGCAGACCAGTGGCTTGGTCCGGTAGGAGCAGTAAAAACAGAAGAGAGAATGACAGTTGAAATTCCTTTAGCAGAAAGAAGTTTAGCGAATCTTGCTCTTGCTCTTGGATATCCGACAGGTGCAGTTTCTGGTTCAACTTTAGAAATGGGCGGAAATGCAACTGTAACAGAAAGAGAATGTTTTATTGACGGCGTTTCACCGTCGGGCGGAACGACACAAATAACAATCAAAAAATGCGTTGTTCTTTCAGCAGGATTTGAATATGGATTACAAAGAGATGGACAGACTATTATTAAACTTACTCTTCTTGTTTTACAGGATACTTCAAAAACAGCGAATCAGCAGTTGATACAGATAGCAGATTCCGGTGGCGATACTACTGCTCCGACAATTGCTATGACTACTCCGGCAGAAGATGGAACAGTTACAGCGGGAACGAAAGATACTTTGACATTAACTTTCACAGAAGCGGATACACGGATTGATGAATCTACTTTGATTTATGGCGATGCCGATAAAGCGACAATATTCGTAAATGATGTTGAAGATCCGACTGCGACTTCACTTGTAGCAGGAACAATTTCTTATAATGCTGCAACGAAAGTATTAACATTTACTCCGACGAGCAATTGGGCTGCAGCGACAGAAAATTATCAGATTATAATTACGACAGGAGTCCGGGATATCGCAGGAAACTATCTCGCATCAGTATTTTTCGGACATTTTACTTCTGCATAAATTATATAGTATGTAAGAATGAGGGGTTTATGAATTTACTTTCTTGTAATAGAAAAAAAACAGTTTATTTATAACCCCTCTTTTTATACTATTTAAAGGAGATTACATGAACGATTTACAAATTGTAATACAAGAACAGGATAAAACTTTTATTACAATTCAGAACGAAAAATTTGAAATCGGTAGATTAAGTTATTTACAGATAATTAAATTGACTAAAGTTATCGGGTTAATGTTCGCTAAAAATGTTGAACGATTTCAAAAATTAGATACTTCAAAAGAAACTATTATGCAGGATATATTCGGGATTCTTGAAGTATTAGATGAAGATGAGATGTCTTCTATAATATCTATTATCTTAAAAAAAGATAAAGAGTTCTGTAAAAAACTTTCGGCAATTGAAATATCTGAATTATTAAGAATAGTAATAGAATATAATTATACAGATTTTTCGGTAACAGTAAAAAATTGGCAACGGACAATCAAGGGAATAACAGTAAAAAAAGAAGAAAAAACGAAGTAGATAACTCTTTGGTTGTCCTTACTGAAATAGTGAATAATACAAATTATACATACGAAGACATATTAAATCATTCAGTAATTTGGATAAACACAGTATATAGAAACATAACAAAAGTTAAGCAAGAAGAATTTAAATTACAGGCGATTCTGCACGGAGCAGACCCGGAGAAATTAAACGATATCGGCATTGACAAGAAACCTGTTGATATACGAGAACAGCCTAATTTTGATGTTCGTAAATTAGAGTCAATAAAGATAGGATATTCAAGAAGAGGTAAAAAGTAATGGCGGAATTATCAAAGTTTTTCGTTAATATCGGAAGTAAATTTGACGATAAGGGAGTTAAGAACGGAATATCCGGGCTTGATAAACTAAAAAATTCTGCTTCAAAAGTTGCGGAAGGACTTAAGACCGTTGCTCTTGCCGGTGCTGCTATGGGAGTAGCGTTAGTTGTCGCTGCAAAGAAGGCGGCTGATGCGGCTGGTATTCAAGAGAAAGCGGAAGTTGCTCTTGCGACAGCGATGAAAACAGCAGGAACATACACAGAAGAAGCATTTAAACATAACCTTGAATATGCAAGTTCACTTCAAAAAATTACTACTTTTGGCGACGAAACAATTCTTACAGTTCAAAAACTACTTTCAAATTACGGAGCACAAGGAAAAGAACTTGACGATTTAACAAAAGCATCTCTTGATTTTGCTACTGCGACCGGTATGAGTTTAGAGGGTGCGGCGGCTCTTGTCGGAAAAACTATCGGAAGCACAACAAACGCATTAACCCGGTATGGAATTACTGTTGAAGGTGCAGTCGGTTCTACTGAACGAATGCAGGCGGCAGTTACCGGAATATCAAAACTGTTCGGCGGAGCGGCACAAGCGGAAGCACAGACTTACGCAGGAAGATTGAAGCAAATGCAGAATCAATGGGGAGATTTAGTTGAAAAGATTGGATTTAAAGTTATACCTATATTCACAGAAATAATACAGGTGATTCAGACAGAAATAATTCCATTATTTGAAGATTGGGTTGGTGGAATTGACGGAACAAGTGGAGCGGCAGAAAATTTTGGAAATACTTTAAAATTTATTATTAAAATTGCAAGAGGAGTAATAACTATTTTTGATATACTTGCAGACGCTGTTGCTGGACTTGCTCTTGGGATGACGTTTCATTTCAAAGCGGCAGGCGAAGCATTTAAAAGTATGGGCGATAAATTTGCTCAAGCAGGCGAATTATTTGGTAAACTTACAGCGGAACAAGTTACACAATCAAGAACAAGAAGAGAAGAAGTTGAAAAAACAGGAAAAGTAATTATTGAAACAGCAGAAATGGTTTCAGAAAAAGAGATTGAAGTTGCAGAAAAAACAGGAAAAGTAATTATTGAAACAGCAGAAATGGTTTCAGAAAAAGAGATTGAAGTTGCAGAAAAAACAGCAGAAAAGAAAATTGAAATTGAAAAAAATAAAACAGGCGAATTTCTTGGATTAACAAGTGAAATAAATAAATTAGGTGGGGAAGTTTTTGAAGAAGATAAGAAACGCAGAAAAGCATTACAGCCGCTTCTGGTAGCAGAAGCAACTGCGAATACTTATTTAGGAGCAACAAAAGCATTGGCACAAGGCGGTATTTTCGGGATACTCACAGCCGGGACAGTAATAGCAACAGGTCTTGCTCAAGTAGCAAATATATCAGCACAGAAATTCGCTAAAGGTGTAAGAAATTTTTCTGGTGGAATGGCTCTTGTTGGTGAACAAGGTCCTGAACTTGTAAATCTACCTCGTGGTTCAAGTGTATATTCTAACCCAGAAACAAGAAATATGATAACTAATATGGGCGGTTCAAATATATATGTTACTGTTCCACCTATACCAAATAGAAGTTATGCTAAACAAATGGCGAAAATAGTCGGCGAAGAATTATATAAAGATGTAAGCAGAAACAGGAAACTATAATAATGGCAATATCTTGCACAATAAATTCAGTTACAAGAAATATTAGGGATATAGTAATAGAAGATATATTGACTCAAGAATCAAATTCCGCCTCTTTTGGACTTGATGAAACATGGACAAATAAACCTATTGAAGGGCAAGATGTAGAAATACAATTAGACGGAACAAGTATATTTACAGGCAGAGTCGTTTCTGTTCAGTCAACAAGATTGGACGGAACGACATTTGCATTTCAGGTAGAATGCACGGATTATACTATTGACCTTGATAAAAAATTAGTTGTTGAAGATTACGGAAGCGATACCCTATATAATATCGTCAAAGATATAATGGATAATTACACTTCAGGATTGACTTATAATAATGTTATTGATTCCGGGACGACACTTGCAGGTATAAAATTTAATTATCTTAATCCCTCACAATGTTTTCAGCGGTTAGCAGATATTACCGGCTGGGATTGGTATATTGACGTTGATAAAGATTTACATTTCTTCCCGGAAGAAACGTCAGACGCTCCGATAGAATTAGATGATACAGAAGAAGATTTTAATGATTTAGTAATTACCCCGGACACAACGCAACTTGCAAATAGGATTTTTGTAAGAGGTGGATATTATCTCTCTGCCGAATATACGCAAGATACAATCACAGCAGTTGCAGGTCAAACGGAATTTCCTGTAAGATATAGACCGTATGAATTGACAGTCAAAGTTGACGCAGTAAGTAAAACTGTTGGAATAGAAAACGAAGATGTCGCAGGTGGACATGATTTTCTGCTTAATGCTGACGAGAAATTATTGAAAGTTGATACGATTTCAATGTCAGGTGGCGAAGCGATTATCATGAAATATAAATATAAAATACCATTATTAGAAAGAATTGACGATTATTCAAGTCAGACGGCAATTAAAGCGATTGAAGGTGGCGACGGTATTTATGAAAAAATTATTGTTGACGATACGATTGAAGAAGTTAATATCGCTCAAGAACGTGGAAAAGCGGAATTGATAAAATATGCCAATCCGATTGTGTCTGGCAGTTTTACGACTTTTAATACAGGATTCAAAGCAGGTCAAAGATTACATATTGATTTGACCGATAGAAATACAGATGAATATTATCTTATACGGCAGGTTACAGCAACATCTCTTGGCGGTAATCAAATACAATATACAATTCAGTTCGCTACTTTCTTGCTTGGATTTAATTGGCTATTAATAAAGATTCTTGACGCAACAAGGAAAACAGTTTTTAGAGATGACGAGGTGCTTGACGTGTTAAGAATAATTTCAGGTGAAAGTTGTATGATTGACGATACTTCTGTAACAGTAACAACAGAAACTCCACCGTATCAATGGGGACCGGGAGGAAGTCCGCAGGGATATTGGAATATATCACAATGGGGATAAAAAATAAAATGATACTACAATCAGGAATAAAAATTGAAGGAAGAATACAGTTTATATTTGAAAATGTTGAAACGGGTATAGTAAGAATTTCAAAATGGTATAAAAATCTTATTACTACTGCCGGAGTGATTGCTATTGCACGACGATTAATAAACGAAGCGGCATTAGCAAATGAGGGGATAATAACATATGGAGCAACTGGAACAGGTGTTTCTACTCCTGCGATTGGTGATACTACGCTTGACACGGAACTTGCAAGGAAAATATTATCAACAACAAGCAGAAGTTCAAACGTTATTACACTCCGAACATTTTTTACAACAGCCGAAAGTGTCGGAACATTAACAGAATTTGGATTATTCGGCGAAGCGGCAACAGGAGCGGCAGATTCAGGAACATTATTTGAGCATGCAACAATATCAGAAGTAAAAAGTAACGCAGAAACATTGACAGTAGAGGTTCAAATTACAATTTCAACAGCAGGATAAAGGGGGATAAAGTGGATAAAGTAATCAAAGGAATAGATATTAAATTAAGTTATAGTAACGAATCAGAAATATTAATTAAAAGTTTCGGAAATCAATTTGACAGGAATGAATTTGAAAAAGAATTTTTAAGTAATATTCCTGTAGGGACAGGTAATATTTTAATCTATATGACAGAAAAAACTAAAAGAGAAATAAAAGAAAATCAGTTAAAAGCAGCGGCAAGAAAAATATTGGATAAAGATAAAAAAGAGGTGAAAGAAAATGTCAAATAGTTCTAATGTAAATGCAGGCGACCAGATATTAGCAACGCAATATAATAATTTACGTTTAGACGTCCTTGACCAGACAACAGGGCATGACCACGACGGAACAGACGGAAGAGATAGATTACTTCCAGCAAGCATGACAATTACTCCGACAGGAGCAATAGACGCAGTAAATATTAATCAAGATTATGACGATAATGGATTATATATTGATTCAGACGCAACTACACTTGGCAAAGATGCGATTTATATCCTTGCTAAATTTGGCGTATATGTTCAGCAAGATATATCAAATGGTAGAGGAATGAGAATTATACGCAATATTGCAGAAGCAGGAATTTATCCTCTTGCATATTTTGGAGAAGCGAATGCTGCAAGCACACAACCTGTTCTTGAAATAGCAAATGCAGGTAGTGGCGAAGATATAAAAACTCCGAGTTTTACTTTAACAAACGGTGTGATAGTTGCTTCAGGTGGAGGGTCTGCAAGTTGGAATGCAAAGAAAACAAAAAGATTTACTCTTCCGTTCGTATGGGGAGAACTTGGAGCAACAAATACTATTTACGGTATTACTATTGACGCTGCAAATGAAAGATGTTCTGTAAGTTTCGCTTTACCGGATGACTGCACTCAAATTGATGTTTTAAGAGTTTTCGGAGAAAGTCTTGCAAATACAGGAGTAGGCAATGGTATGGCTATTGAATTAGAATTATATGCAGGTGCTAATAATGAATCTTATAATACTCATACTGCGACATTAACAAATAAAATATCAATTGGGTTTAATTATTCTATTGGAGATATTATTTTGTGGGAAGTTTCTTATGCAACTATGGGAGGTTTTCAGAGTGCAACAGCAGGCGATATAGTTACTATAATTCTTGAATGGAATGCTAGTTTTGGTACTGATATCTCAACAAATGCTTATATGAAAGGAATAGAAATAGAATATCAATAAAGGAGATTGAAAAAAAATGGCTATGGAAATTAAAACAATACCAGAAATCAAAGAAATTAATGTCAGTAAAAGTGGAGATTTGCCTGCAGGAAAAACAATCAAAATAACAATTGATGATGTTGTTTATGAAAATTTAGAATACAAAGTTCCTGCAGGAAAAAAATTATGTTTACGCATAGATATTAGAGGAAGATTGATTGATGTTTAAATACAACAGATACTCTTGCTTGAAATGGACGCATATAATAATTCATCATTCAGCGACTGTTGACGGTGCAACATATAGTTGGGATGCGATTGACAGGTATCATAAAGAATACTATGGCTGGAGTGAGATAGGATACAACTTTGGACTTGAACGTGTTGATAATAGTTATAAATATTGTCTGGGCAGGTCATTATCCAAATCAGGTGGGCACACGAAGGGGCAGAATTGGAGTGCCATAGGAATATGTCTAGTAGGAAATTATGATGAACAAGAACCAAACGCCGCTCAATATTGGCTACTTGCTTCACTATGCAGGGATTTGCAACGTGATTTCAATATCCCGACGGAAAATATCAAAGGACATAATGAGTTTTCAAGTAAAACTTGTCCGGGAAATCTATTCAGTATTGTAAAACTTAAAAAAATAATTGAATACGGAAACAACGGCGGAGGCATTCTATGTTAGGGAAATTATTATTTATATTTTTTAGTTTAAGTTTCAGGTCATCTATTTTAGACGTGCCTTATGATTATGAATATCGTATCGGAGCAGAAACTGAAAAGGCATATATTGATTTGCTCTATGAAAGAGAAATAGGTATAGAGGGATTAGGGTTAGATTATGAGCAGGAATTAAATTCTATATATAATTTTCAGCCTAATATTAATTGGTATAGGCGGGACGTAAAAGATATTGATTATCAGACGGTTAAATTTATGTATCCGTTAGAAACATATTCAAAAGTAGGATTCTGCTTAAATTCAGACCATTGGGATGACCCCCGGGTTCTTGCTTCTTTTCATTATGCAATACACAATATAGATTTTAGCATGGAAACAAATTTTGTAGGTCGTGAAATCATGTCAGTCAAATTAAGCAATAAATGGGCTGTTGCAGAGAGTTCTGATAAAAAAATATCTGTATATGTAGAACCGATTTTCAGATATAAATCGTTTAATGAAGACACTTTCTGGCAATTTAAAATTGAAGTTAAAATGCAAATAAATAGAAATGGAAAATGATAAAATGCAGAAAATAGGTGGACGTAAATTTATTCTTGCTTTAATTTCACTTGGATTTATTATCGGTGTATTTATTTACATGGCGTTTCAGCGGTGGCTAACACCAGAATATTGCATGCGTATTTTGGGAATGTTACCTATAATTATAGGATTATTTGTAGGTGGCAATGTATTAGAAAAATATATTAAAAAGGAGAGTAAAACATGAACGAAAAGAAGATAGCAGAGCAGATTGTCGCATCAGCAGAAATGTTTAAAGGCGATGTTGAAAACACTAAAAACAATATACAGGAATTGCTAAAGAAATATCTGAAAATGATAAAAGATATAACAGGCACAATCCCGGACGAAGATACTTTCATTGAAATAGTCGCAAGGATTGTTGATTCAATTATTGTTCTGCCTGAACCATATGAAACCATTGACGGCTGGGCATTATCTTTTATTTTCAAAAATCTGAATAAAAAGATTTTGAAGAAATGGCTTGGCAATGATTGGTATGGTAAACTTCAAAAAACTATTTTAGACAAATAATATCCTTTCAATTTAACCGTTTTAAATTTATTTTTAATACCGCAGTATATCACTCTATTTTTTAACGCCTTATTTCCTCGTCGGTAAAACTTTTATTTTTTTTTCTTTTGAAAGGGGTTGACAAAGATTATAAATTGTGGTATAATATAGGTAGAAACAAAAAACTTGTTGAAAAAAGGAGGGTAAAATGATTAGTATCTGTGCATGGTGTGATAAAAAAATAGGTGAAAAAGAACCGTTGAATGATGACCGGGAAACGCATGGAATGTGTAATCTATGTGCCCGTATATTCCAATTGGATTTTGTATTAAGAGAAAATTTAAAAAATTTCTGTGATTATCAAGGCGATATGGGATTTGAAACATTAAGAATAATCTCAAACCACGTAAAATCTCTGAACAGGATAAAGAAATTCAGGGATGAGTTTTCAAACCAGAAAAATAAAATAAAATTTGTGGAGGCATAATGGAAAAACTAATATTGATTGATACAATATCTAATTTGCTTACAACAATAATAACTTTGGCGTGGACAGTTGCCTGTATATGGCTGGGGATATATATAGGTAGGAACGTAAAGATTAAGAGGATTAAGCATATAGACCATAATTTTATCAGAGGAATAAGAAATAATAAAAAAGGGAGGTAATCAAAATGGTAGAGAAGAAAACAGGTAACGAAATGGTTGTAACAAAAGATGATGTAAGGAAATACCTATGCCCGTCGGCATCAGAAAAAGAGTTGTTCTTTGCATTGGGTATTATCAAATCGTTTAACTTGAATCCGTTTAAGCGGGAAGTTCACGTAATTAAGTATGGTAATAGTCCGGCAGAGGTTGTTGTAGGTTACGAGGTATATCTGAAACGAGCAGAGAGAACAGGGAAATTGGATGGATGGAACGTAGAAATATCAAAAGACGGGGAATATGCCGTATTGACTATTCATCGAAAAGATTGGAAAGAACCTTTTACGTGGGAAGTTCCAAAAAGTGAATTTTCAAAAAATCAAGCAACATGGAAATCAATCCCGACTTTTATGTTGAAAAAAGTAGCAATAGCACAGGGCTTTAGAATTTGTTTTCCAGATGAATTGGGCGGATTACCCTATACAAGTGATGAGCGAGAAGCATATGACATACTGGATGTAGGTCCGGTAGGCAAACCTGAAGTTGACATCCCGGAATCCAAAGACGAAAAAGAAGAAATGGAAAAACTAAAACAAGCAACTGAATCAAAGAAAGCGGAATTAGGCATAGACAAAGAAGAAAATATCGAGTTCGCTCCAGACATGCCGAACCTTGAAGAGCAGAAAAAACTTATTTTGCTTGAGATTAAGAATTTTGTTGATTCCGGTAAAGTAACAAAACAAGCGATTACTTCAACAATAAAATCCCGGTATAAGAAATCAAAGTCAAGTGAATTAACTCTTGAAGAGGCGACAGGATTGTTGAAGTGGGTAATAGGTAAATAATATGACAAAAAAACCGGATATTCATTTTGAAAAAGAGGGACATAGGTATAAGATTAATGGGATTGACTCCCTTAGTGTTACTCAAGCAATCCAAGGCGTAGGGATGACAGATTTCAGCAAAGTTAGACCAGACATATTGGAGGCGAGTAAAAAATTCGGGAATGCTGTTCACCGGATGACAGAACTTGACGATAAAAATAATCTGTGTGAAGAATCCTTATCTGGACCGTTAATCCCATTATTAGCCGGATGGCGAAAATTCAAAAAAGATTACGGTATAAAAAAGTTTTTGGCAAACGAGGAAAAACTCGGGTCTTTGCTTTTTATGTATGCAGGGACGCCCGACAGAGTGGCAGTAATAAAGTCAGATATCGCAATAATCGACTTAAAATCTACCACGACCTTGTATAAGACCGTAAAATTACAAACAGCCGCATACAAGCAACTCTGGAACGAAAACAATCCGAAAAGAAAGGCAAAGAGAAGATTGGCGGTAAGGTTAATCCCGAATAATTACAGGGTTAATGAATTTCATGATGATAGTTCTGATTGGCGGGTATTCCTTGCTTGTTTACAAGTAACAAATTTCAAATTAGAAAATAATTTAATAAAATTTTAAGGGGGATTAAAATTATGGAAGTAATAACACAAGAAGCAAAGCAGGTAGTAGAGGACGCTAAATTGGTTGTGTCAAATTCTACAGGCATGACAATTTCTAACAACAACGATTTTGAAGTTGCCGGAAATCAGTTGAAGCAGATTAAGTCTGTATCAAAACAGATAATTGATACCCGTAAGAAAATGACAGTCCCATTGGACACAAGCAAAAAAGCGATAATGGATTTCTTCCGGGTACCGTTAGAATCGCTATCCAAAGGCGAATCGCTCCTAAAAAATTCTATGCTTGGATACACACAAGAACAGGAGCGGAAACGCAGACAGGAAGAACAGAGATTGCAGATTGAATCTGACAAGAGAGCAGAAGCAGAACGCAAGAAATTAGAGAAAAAAGCGGAGCGACTTGAAACTAAAGGTAAACCTGAAACTGCACAAGAAGTTATAGCACAAAAAGAACAGATTGTCGCACCGAAAATTCATGTTAATTCAACAGTATCAAAGGTTGTCGGAGTATCGTCAAAAAAGGTATGGACATACGAGATAACTGACATAAAAAAGATACCGAGAAACTTTATGATACCGAACGAAAGGCTAATTCGGGACACTGTGAAAGCAACGAAGGGTTCTTTGGAAATAGCAGGAGTAAGAATATACCAAGAAGATTCTCTATATGTGAGGTCATAAAATAATGGATAATGAAAAGAAAAAAGCAGAATGGACGTTCCGGGACATCAATGAGAAATTAGCAGAAAAACAAAAAGAGTTGTCAGAAAAAGAAATTGAATTACCGGAATTAGAAGAAGAATTAGACAATGCCGAGAAAGATTGGGAATGTAAGGAAAGCGAATTGTCGCTAAAATTCCAGTTAGATGATATTAATAAGTTGAGCGATAAGAAAATTCTTGACAGAGTCAGAAAGCACGAGGATTACCTTAAATTATGGGCAGAATATATTGTTGCCAAAAGTAAACTTAGACGATGTAAAATAGATATATCACGGATACACAAAGAAATGCATACTTTGGAGAGTATGTCTAAGAATATCAGCATGGAAATTAAGTATAACTTAAGATAGTTTTTTGAAATACAGGCATTCAGTCCATGGCGGAAACGGTGGTTTCTCCAGACCATTCCTCGCATATCATTCCTTTCTTAGGAATCGGAGGGCAACAAGGCGCCGGTAATCGGATTTTCCAGTTTCAGGATTACCCTGAATGTCAAAAAAGGAGTTTAAAATGATACAATTAGAATTGAAACAATACAAAAAGAAAACTATTAAAGAACAGGCAATGGAAGTTATTGAAAATACCGGCAAACCTTTGGCAGCTCACGAGTTCCGGGATTATGGGATAATGACTAATGACAATTGTATGAGTTCTCGGCTTAACGAACTTGAACGAGAAGGGAAATTAGAAAGTAGATTCAGGCAAGGCAAGAGATTTAAGGAGTGGTATGTTGAAAAATGAACAGTTAGACTTAATTTAAAGGAGTTAATATGGAAATAATAGAATTACTTGAAAAATTGCCTATTAATACAAAAATTACTAAAGGAAAAAATGGGTGGTGGACTGCAAAAAGTATTTGGAATATTGAAACTAAAAATTATATGTATAAAAATCATTCACAGGGATTGGAATTAACATTAATAAGATTATTAGAAAAAATTCAGGTAGATTATCCAGATAAGAAGAGATAAAAAATCGGAAATACAAGGAATGGTATGTTGAAAAAGAAAATCGGTAAATGCGTAAAGTGTGGGAAGGTTAGAGAATTAAATGGGCATGGATATTGCTTTTCTTGTTTTCTATTATGGATTGGATTAGAGGGCTTGACAAACATTAGAAGCAAAAGAAAATATAATTAAAGGCAATAAAATAGTCGGACAAATACCGATATTGTTTTATTAAACATCTGGAGGGTAAAATGACTTATAGAGATTTTTTAAATAACAAGAAATACAAAATAAATCCTGTGGGGAAGGATATTCAAGTAAATAGTATAAACAAAAAACTGTTTCCTTTCCAGAAAGATATAGTAAAATGGGCTGTAAAAAAAGGCAGATGTGCTGTTTTCTTGGATACCGGGCTTGGTAAAACTTTTATTCAATTAGAATGGGCGAGAATATTAGGTAAAAGGGCTTTAGTTATTGCTCCATTATCTGTTGCAAGGCAGACAGTTAGAGAGGGTAAGAAGATTGATATTGAAGTGAAATATATAAGACATGATAATGAAGTAATTGACGGGATTAATATAACTAATTATGAAATTGCGGATAATTTTAATCCCGATATTTTTGATTGTATTGTTTTAGACGAGTCGAGTATTTTAAAATCAATTACCGGGAAGACAAGAAAAATATTGATTGATAAGTTTAAGAATACAAAATATAGATTATGCTGCACCGCTACGCCAGCACCGAACGATTATATAGAACTTGGCAATCATACAGAATTTCTTGGAATATGCACCAGACAGGAAATGCTTTCAATGTTTTTTATTAATGCTAATAAAGAACATACGATAGAAGTTAACGGTCAAATGTATACAAAGAAAGGCAGTAATAAAGGCGGGCAGGAATGGAGATTGAAACATCATGCTGAAGAAAAGTTTTTTGAATGGATGTCTAAGTGGTCAATTACAATGACAAAACCGTCTGATTTAGGATATGATGACAGTAGATTTAATTTACCTGAATTAAAAATAACTCCTATCTATATAAAATTAGACAATTATACTCCAGAAGGAAAACTATTTTTTGACGGATTACATGGCATACAAGATAGGGCTGATGTTAGAGAACAGACTGCGAACGATAAAATAAGTATAGTGAAAGATATACTTAAAAAAGATAAGGGTCAATGGATTATATGGTGCGGATTGGACATTGAAAGTAAAATATCAAAGAATAGTATAAAAGATTCAGTTGAAATTAAAGGTCAAGATGATAGTGAGTATAAAGCAAATATGTTTGAAAATTTTCAGGATAACAAATTTCAGATTCTTATAACTAAACCGAAGATTGGCGGGTTCGGTATGAATTTCCAGAACGCTAATAATATGATTTTCTACGGATTAAATGATTCATGGGAAACGTATTATCAGGCGGTTAGACGTTGCTGGAGATTCGGGCAGAAAAAAGAAGTAAATGTATATATTATTATTTCTGAATATGAAAGAGAGATTTACGAGAATATTACAAGAAAAGATTTACAGGCAAAGAGATTAAGAATAAAAATGATAGAAAAATTAGAGGATTTAGAAAAAGGAGAATTGAAAGGAATGAATATTGAGAAAGAGATTTACAAAAAAAACATTATTAAGGGTAAAAAGTTTACAGCAATGCTTGGAGATTCATGCGAAAGATTAAAAGAAGTAAAAGATAACAGTATTGATTTATCTGTATATAGTCCTCCATTTATGGATTTATTTGTTTATTCTAACAGTAACAGGGATATAGGAAATTGCAAATCGCCAGACGAGTTTTATAAGCATTATGAATTTATCGTAAAAGAATTGTTCCGTGTTACAAAAGAGGGTAGGCTAAGTTGTGTTCATACTTCTGATATTCCAGCAATGGCTAACCGGGACGGATATATAGGACTAAAGGATTTTCCGGGCGAAGTATTAAGATTACATCAAAAATGCGGATGGACTTTTGTCGGCAGATGTTTTATACAAAAAAATCCGCAAGCACAGGCTATAAGAGTTAAAAGTAAATCTCTATTGTTCGTTCAATTGAATAAAGATTCTTCTTCTTCAAGACCGGCACTTGTTGACCAGATATTGATATTCAAAAAACCCGGTGAGAATAAAATACCGATTACTCCTGTAAAAAACAAGGAACTGGATAATGAGAAATGGATAAAATGGGCTCATGGTATATGGACGGATATAAGCGAAACTAATACCTTACAATATTATGTTGCACGTGCTAAAGATGACGAGAAGCATGTATGTCCGTTACAGTTAGAAACAATAGAACGATGTATTAAACTATATAGTAATCCGGGCGAAACCGTTCTAACTCCGTTTATGGGTATAGGAAGCGAATCGTTTATGGCATTAAAATTAAACAGAAAAACTATAGGAATAGAACTTAAAGAATCGTATTTCAATGTGGCAATTCAAAATTTACAACATATAGAATTAGAAAAAGGTCAGAATGAATTATTTTAACCATTGACAAATTAAAAAAAGTTTTATACAATTATTTTATGGATAGGATTGTAGTAGTAAATCTAAATAAAAAAAATAAGACCGCAAGTGAAATTAGTTACCTTTCGAGGCTACTATAGTTCTATCCAGAACGCTTGCGGTCTTTTTTATTTTAAAAGGAGATTAAATATGGCGAATAGATTTACCGATTCAAGAAAATGGGATGACCCATGGTTTAGAAAATTATCACCAAAATATAAAACATTCTGGATATTTATATTAGACAAATGTAATCATGCTGGAATTTGGAAAACAGATTTTGAAAGTGCTGGTTTTCATATTGGAGAGCCTATTGACCCTAACGAATCAAAGAAACTTTTTAAAAACAGAATACATGAATTTAAGGATAAATGGTTTATTGTTAAGTTTATATTTTTCCAATATGGTGAACTATCTGGAATCAACAGAGTGCATAATTCTGTTATTAGCATTTTAAAAAAAGAAGGTCTATATAAGGTCTATATAAGGTCTATACTAGGTTGTAAGGATAAGGATAAGGATAAGGACAAGGACAAGGACAAGGACAAGGACAAGGACAAACATAAGGTATGTTTTGATTTCCAATCTATTTTAAAAAAATATCCAAATAGGGATGGTTCTAAAATCGCATTGAAACATTTTAATGCTACTGTTAAAACGGAACAGGACTGGATTAATATAAATAAAGCCCTTGATAATTATCTTCAATGCGAGAAAGTTAAAAATGGATATGTAAAAAATGCTTCAACTTGGTTTAATAATTGGAAAGATTGGGTTGACTATATAGAAACAAGCAAGAACACAACAAATTTACAATCGGGTGATTCTAATAAATACGACCACTTAAGCAAGGAGGAGTAAATGGATATAATACCGGAAAAATTAAAACGTAACGAATTAGAGCGGAGCATGGAAAAACTAAAAGTGGCATTTGATAGTATAGTCTATGCCAGATGTTCAAAGTGTCAAGAAGAATGGCAGGATAGTAGTCTAATTAACGGTATCTGCGAAGAATGTATTGAAAAAGAAAGATACAAAAAAGGAAAGAGATTTGATAATTTTAAAGTTACGTCAAGTAACAAGAAAGCATATACGATGGCAGACGTATTTCCAAATAATGACAGAGGGTTATATCTCTGGGGTGGTACCGGGACAGGAAAAAGTCATCTCGCTCAGGCAGTATATAACGTTTTAAAAAAGAAAACCACGGATATACTATATTGCAATACCCCGGAACTGTTATGTGAGATTCGTAGTAGTTTTAATAAATTGAGTTCACACACAGAAAAAGACCTTGTTGATTTTTATAGCGAACAGGACTATCTTATTTTGGACGATTTTGGAGCGGAGAAAGTAAGCGATTATACAATTCAAACATTATATCTCATAATCGACAAAATGCTGAGATACGGCAATAACAAAATATTAATAACAAGTAACCTATCACTTAAAGTTATTAGCAATAAAATGTCCGATAGAATAGCAAGTAGAATATCTGAAATGTGCGATATAGTTTATACCGGGAAAAACGATTGGCGGCTGAAACTTACAAAATGACCGGACAACATGGTTTTAAAATGCATGTAATCGGCTCGTAAATGCATTTATTTGAGTTTTGTTATAGTTTAATGGGTAAGGGTATTAGTGGATAATAAAAAAATGAAATGTAAAAATTGCAAAAAAGAGTTTATTTATCGTCGTAAATGGCAAGTATTTTGTTGTTTAAAATGTAGGAACAATTATTGGAATAGAAAAAAACAAATAAATAATGGAGAAAAAAACAATGAAATCAAAGAAAAAGAGGAGGTGTGGTAATTTGAAAATTGTTAAATATACCTGCGAGTGCGGTAATTCAATAGAGATTTTCACTTATTACGCAGTTGTCAGGTGTAGTTGCGGTAGGATAATGAAGCCGGAAGGAGATAAGAGATGACATTTGAAAATCAGGTTAAGAATCTAATTGAAAAAGTTAGGAAATTAGAATCCCGGATGAGTAATGAAAAACATTATGCTGAAAAGTTAAGAGTAATCCATCGGAAGAAAGCGAATATTATAAAGCATTTAAATCAGTTAGAATCCAAAGATTGGATTAAACTTAAAAAATTAGCAGATAGGACAGACCATTTAATGCATTTCAGTAAGTCGGGAAGAGATAAAGAAAAAAGAAGATATTTGATATATTTCAGTAATACAGAAAAAATAAAGTTGCGGTATATTTTAGGTAGGGATGAGAGAAGAAAATGACAGAAAACAAAGGATATTGACGGATAAAGGAGGAAGAATGAAAATAGAAATCAAGCGGTGGGATAATGAGGAAGTAATTGTGAGCGGGGAGTATGGGAGTTTTAAAGAGGCGGTTGAACAGAATAAAGAAAAATTGAGTTTTGCGGATTTGAGTTGTGCGGATTTGAGTTTTGCGAATTTGAGTTGTGCGAATTTGCGTTTTGCGGATTTGAGTTGTGCGGATTTGAGTTTTGCGAATTTGAGTTATGCGGATTTGCGTTCTGCGGATTTGAATTCTGCGATACACAAAGAACCACTATTTTTACCAGATTTATACAGTCTAAAATTGTTACCTAAAAACACCAAACTACGATATTGGAAATATATGAAAAATGGTAAAAGTCCATATTATAAATCTGAATATATAGTTGGTAAAACGTATACTTGCAAAGATTATTCATCAGATGAATATTCTGAATGTGATAGAGGATTTAATGTAGCGACAATACAATGGTGTTTAAATGACGGTAGAAGTGCAGATGAATTCCTACAAGTAGAATTTAAAGTTAGCGATATAGTGGCTATTCCGCTCACTTCCCATGGAAAATTTAGAGTAAAGAGAATGAAAATTATAAAGAAATATACCAGAAAACAAGTATTAGATTTATTGAAAAAAGCGATGGAAACAGGATGAAACTAAAAATTAACATAAAACCTATAAGCATAAACATTGCATTTCAAGGCAGAAGATTTAAAACAAAAAAAGCAAAAGACTTTGAACAAGAATTATTTTACATATTACCAAAAAAGAATATGATTAAAGGTTGGGTTGAAATAAATTATAAATTATATCTTAAGAACTGGAAAATGACAGACGGTGATAATTGTATAAAAATTATGCAAGATACTCTTGTTAAAAAAGGGTATATTGAAGATGATAGGAAGATTATGAGGTATGTAATTGAGAAAATACCCTCTGAAAAAGATAGGGTTGAAGTTGAGATTAAAGAATATGTTAATAGAAAATGATTTATTTTTAGGTAAAATGGATAAAGTTAAGATAGCCATAGACAGGTTGAAGAATTTTGAGCCAGAAGAGGGGTATTATCTTGCTTTTAGTGGTGGTAAGGATAGTATTACAATTAAGAAACTTGCCGAACTATCTGGAGTTAAATTTGACAGCCATTATTCTGTTACGACAATAGACCCACCAGAACTAATATATTTTATCCGTAAATACCATAAAGATGTTATATGGGAAAGACCTGAAAAACCGTTCTTAAAAGAGTTAGAAACAAGAGGATATCCTACAAGGCAAGGCAGATGGTGTTGTGGTGATTATAAAGAAAAGGGCGGTTCTGGTAGAAAAGTTATAACAGGAATACGGAAAGCAGAAAGTAATAAGAGGGCAGGAAGAAGAATGGTAGAGTCTTGCTATAAAGACGGAACAAAAACTTTTTTAAATATCATTATTGACTGGGAAGACGATGATGTATGGGAATTTATACATAAATATAATTTACCTTATTGTTCTTTGTATGATATTGGTTGGAAAAGAATAGGTTGTTTATTCTGCCCTATGCGTAGCAGATATAGTAGGATGCGGGAAATCAAAAAATATCCAAGATATACAAAAACATTCATAAAATCATTTTGTAAATTATATAAAAATAGAAAAGATGCGGGAAATACATCGGTTGATTATTGGAAAAATGGCGAAGAAATGTTTATGCATTGGATAAGTAATTGTAGTAAAGAAAGCCCAGACCAGACGATAATGTTTGAATAAAGAATATATAAAAAGGAGGTAGTAAATCATGGAAACAGAAGTAAAAAGTATTAGTATTAATGGGATTGAGTATGTGCAGAAGTCAGAGGTAGAGAAGTTAGAAGTATGCGATGACGATTATGTTATTGTTAGGACTTATTCGGCAGGTGTTTTTGCCGGTAATCTAAAATCAAGAAACGGAAAAGAGGTTGTGTTGAACAATGCCCGGAGAATATGGCATTGGGAAGGTGCTGCAAGTTTATCGCAGTTGGCTACCGACGGCACAAGTCAGCCTGATAAATGCAAATTTCCGGGTGAGGTTAGTGAAATACTTGTAACAGAAACAATAGAAATAATCCCATGCACAAAAAAAGCAAGAGAAAGTATCCGGGGGGTAAATGTATGGAAATATTAAATAGTGGCGATGGCTCTGGCGATGGCTCTGGCTTTGGCTCTGGCTTTGGCTCTGGCTTTGGCTCTGGCTATGGCTATAATGATGGCTCTGGCGATGGCTCTGGCGATGGTTCTGGCTATGGCGGCTCTGGCTCTGGCTATGGCTTTGGCTCTGGTTCTGGCGATGGCGATGGCTCTGGCTCTGGCTATGGCTTTGGCTCTGGTTCTGGCGATGGCGATGGCTCTGGCTCTGGCTCTGGCTATGGCTATGGCGATGGCTATGGTTCTGGCGAAGGACATGGATGGGTTTCTGGTGATGGTTGTGGGGACGGATAATAGGGCTTTTATCCTACCTCTGTGTGGGGGTAGGAATATAAGTCAAATTTAAAGGGGGAACAATGAAAAGAAATAGTCAAAAAGGCAGAATAAAAAGATTGAAGTATCTGGGGTATGCAAGTGAAGAGATAAGTAATATGGAAGAGGATAACGGAGATAAGGAATATATTGAAAATGTTGAAGATGATTTGGAGGATGAAGAATGAAAGAAGAATATGTAACTGATTTAGAAACCAGTAAAATATTAAAGGAGTGTGGTGTTAAGCAGATGAGTGAATTTTATTGGCAGTGGAATTGTGTAACAGGAAAATACTGTTTACGCACGTTACGCACGATTGAAGATGTTAGATGTAGTATATGTCCATATGGGTATAATTACCCTGCTTTCACTCTATCCGAACTAAAAGAATTGGCGAGTGAATTTGTAATAAATAAAGAGTATACTTGGTATGGTGTGAATTGTCAATTTAAAGAGTGGGGTAGAGATAAATCATTACATATGATTCCAGAAATCCAAGCATGGGCGGAATATGTAATGTATTTATTAGAAAGGAGTGATAAATGAATATAAAAAGATTATGTAAAAAAAGAGTACCTACTCATTCAGAAGCAAGTAAAATATTAAAACAGTTAGAAAGAAATCCTGAAGTGTGTGAAACTTGTAAAATTAGACCTTGTAGTTTTGCATTATATGTATGGGGATACAAAAAATGAACATAATACTATACATAATAATATTCATAATAGGATTTAATGCAGGTATGTTGTTTAGTGGATTATTAAATTATTTTAGAGAAACGGAGGATAGGTATGAAGATAAATAAGGAGGAAACAAAATGGAAATAGAAAAGTTAAGGAGGAAGAATAATGTGTGAGTTTATAAGTTTTTTTCATCTGCCAGATACAGGGGAAATAAAGGTGTGGGATTTGGAATCTCATGGCAACACCGAGAAAAAGTTAGGACTTGATGTGAAAAAATGGCGGGAAGGACACTATACGCCCAAAGGTAGGATTGAATGCAGAGTATTAGAGGAAGACGGAATATCCAAAGAGACGTGTAATAAACTTCTAAAAGAGAAATATCCTACGTTTAACGAATTCCTTAAGTTTTGTATGAAAGAAATCCCGTCAGTATATCCAGGGTCTCTCGACCTAAGAGGATGTGATTTAAAAGGAGTTACTCTACCGAAGGAAGTTGGCGGGTCTCTCTACCTAAGCGGATGCGATTTAAAAGGAGTTACTCTACCGAAGGAAGTTGGCGGGTCTCTCGACCTAAGAGGATGCGATTTAAAAGGAGTTACTATTCTAGATAAAGTTGGCGGGTATCTCGAACTAAGCGGATGCGATTTAAAAGGAGTTACTATTCCAGATAAAGTTGGCGGGTCTCTCGACCTAAGCGGATGTGATTTAAAAGGAGTTACTCTACCGAAGGAAGTTGGCGGGGGTCTCCACCTAAGCGGATGCGATTTAAAAGGAGTTACTATTCCAGATAAAGTTGTCGGGTATCTCGACCTAAGCGGATGCGATTTAAAAGGAGTTACTATTCCAGATAAAGTTGGCGGGTATCTCGACCTAAGCGGATGCGATTTAAAAGGAGTTACTCTACCGAAGGAAGTTGGTTGGTCTCTCTACCTAAGCGGATGTGATTTAAAAGGAATTACTCTACCGAAGAAAGTTGGCGGGGGTCTCCACCTAAGCGGATGCGATTTAAAAGGAGTTACTATTCCAGATAAAGTTGGCGGGTCTCTCGACCTAAGCGGATGTGATTTAAAAGGAGTTACTATTCCAGATAAAGTTGGCGGGTCTCTCTACCTAAGCGGATGCGATTTAAAGGGGGTTACTCTACCGAAGGAAGTTGGCGGGTCTCTCGACCTAAGCGGATGCGATTTAAAAGGAGTTACTATTCCAGATAAAGTTGGCGGGTCTCTCTACCTAAGAGGATGCGATTTAAAAGGAGTTACTATTCCAGATAAAGTTGGCGGGTCTCTCTACCTAAGCGGATGCGATTTAAAAGGAATTACTCTACCGAAGAAAGTTGGCGGGGGTCTCCACCTAAGCGGATGCGATTTAAAGGGGGTTACTCTACCGAAGGAAGTTGGCGGGTCTCTCGACCTAAGCGGATGCGATTTAAAGGGGGTTACTCTACCGAAGGAAGTTGGCGGGTCTCTCTACCTAAGCGGATGCGATTTAAAAGGGGTTACATTACCAAAAGTAAAAGGAGTGATAAATGAATATAAAAAGATTATGTAAAAAAAGAGTACCTACTCATTCAGAAGCAAGTAAAATATTAAAACAGTTAGAAAGAAATCCTGAATTGTTAAAAGAGGAGGTGAAGACAATGAAAAAGAAAGTAACAAGTAATAAGTTTGCAGAAGCAAGAATGGTTATGTCAAGGCATTTATCAAAAGACGAAGGGTTATATATAACTTATAAATCCAATATTGCGATGTATATTTATGACCATTCAAAATTAGGAAGACAGGAATGCAACGATTTGGCAGATGAATTAATAAGTTTAATATGGTCTATCCCACCACTTAGCAGAAATGAAAAGACTAAAAGAAATGCGTGTGCCAATTATTACTTTAAGGGAGGATTATGAAATAGGAATTTTTCAAGGAGAGTTTTCTGTGGAATATTGTGGTCAGTGTTCTGAGTGTGGTTTTAAATTTGAATTTAAACATTCAGAAAAAATAGGAGGATAAGGTATGAAATTAGTCTGTAGAGTCTGCGGGAAATCTTTTAAAGCGAAAAATAAGTATAAGAAATTATGCAAGATATGTTCCGGGAACAAGAGTCCGTTTAAGAAAAGAAATAGTATAGAGAAATATAAAATACACAAAGGGGAATGAATATGATGAATGATAGAGAAAGTAAGTATTATAACGTTTATTTGAAAATTAAGAAAGATAAGGAGAAACATATTGTTGATGAATATTTAAAGTTAGTAGAAGAATATCATCCAAATTCAAAGAAAGCATTAGAAGAAATTAAAAAGAGATATAATATATGTCGTTCTACCTTGTATAATTATATGCATAAATTACACATCTAAAAGTATTCCAAATCATTATAACTTTGTTTAACCTCTATTGACAAGCCTCATATTTTTATTATAATAATATCATAGTTCAATTATTTTATTTTAAGTTTATTTTATAAACAGGCAATAAACATGTTTAAAAAAGGCAATAAAATAGGTCATAGATTTAAGAAAGGTGAAGTTAGTAATGCTAAAGGCAGACCTCCCGAAAACAGAATATTCCTCAAAGCACTCCACGAAGTAGAAAAAGCAAAAAAGAAAACTTTATATAAACATGCAATTGAAAAAGCATATACCAGCGATTTAATATTAAAATGTTTACTTGATAAAATGTTGCCGGACTTAAAACAGTTATCCGGTGATAAAGATAATACTCCGATATTTAAAATGATATATGTCAAATGAAAATGTTATACCTGTTAAATATACTAACGTATATAAAAGAAATCTTGAAGCGAAGTTACAGACAGTTATTAATGCCGGTGGAGCAGGTAGTAGTAAGACGTTTTCATTATGTCAGTTCTTTATCTTTGAAAGATTGTTTAAATTACATGATTACAATTTACTGATATTACGGAAAGTTAGACATGCCTGTAAATTATCAGTATATGAAATGATGATTGCTCTTTTAAATCAATATAAGTTATACACGGAAAAAGACCATAATAAAAGCGATTTGATATATAAGATACCGAAATTGAATAACAAAGTTAGATTTGCCGGGCTTGAAGACAAAGAGGATATTAAATCTACTGAATGGCATGACATCTGGTGTGAAGAGGGGAATCAGTTTCATAAACCCGACTACACTTTTCTGAAGACAAGATTGTACAGGGGAAGTGATTTAAACGGAACTAAACCGAGAATATGGTTTTCGTTTAACCCGGAAGATTGCTGGATATTTGATTTGGAAGGGAAAGAGAATGTTGAGTTTATATATTCTAACTATAAAGACAATCCGTTCTGTAACGAAGAATATATTAAAACACTTGAAGGGCTGAAAGATGAAGATGAAGTCGCATATAAAATATTCGCACTTGGACAACGAGCAAAAGCGACAGGTGTTATATACAAGTCATATATTATGGAATCGCAATACCCGGATTCCTTTGACGATGAGATATACGGGTTAGATTTTGGATTTAATAATCCGTCCGCTCTTTTAAAGATACAGTATAAAGACAACGAAAGATATTTAGCCGAACTTATCTACGATACGCATTTAACTAACAGTCAATTGATTGAGAAAATGAAAGATATTATCCCGGAAGAAAAAAGAGGATTACCGTTTTACTGTGATTCTGCTGAACCGCAAAGGATTGAAGAAATATCAACTGCGGGGTTCAATTGTTTACCGGCAGATAAAAGTAAGAATTCGGTTAAAGACGGGATTGACTTTTGTAGAAGGCAAAAATATCATACATTATCAACAAACATTAACTTGAATAAAGAAGTGAGTATATACAGATATAGGCAAGATAAGGACGGCAATTCGTTAGAAGAGCCGGTAAAGTTTAAAGACCATTTAATGGACGCAAAAAGATATGCAGATTATACGCATAATAAAAGAGGAGTATTAAGAATTTTATGAGTATATTTGATACAGTATTTAAAAAGCAGATTGATAAAGCGGTTCAAACAATAATTCAAAAGAGTACTTATTTTACTTCAGCAGGTTCTACTCAATACAAACAATCAAAATATATTGATGCGAAAGAAAACTCAAAGATATATTCCGATGCATACAAAGACGAACTCTATATATACGGATGTGTTTATCTTATATCAAACACTATCGCCCATCTACCATTATTGATTTATAAAGACGATACGAAACAGGATATAATAGAAAATCATCCGTTATATGATTTACTAAAAAACCCTAATTTCAAAGATTCGCAATATGATTTAATGGAATCAGTATCAGCGAACCTTGAACTCACCGGGAATACTTATATATTAAAAGATGATATCGCATTAAACAAACCTCGTTCTATATTTTCTTTAATCTCAAGCAATATGCGGATAGAACGGAATATTGAGATGAAATATAAAACAAGTATTAGTGATATGATAAAATATTACGAATACGGTCAGGTAAAATATTCGCCTGATATTATTATACACGAGAGGAAATATAATCCTACCGACGATATACTTGGAATGTCGCCTATACAAGCGGCGGCATTGACTTTAGATATGACAATAGAAGCGAAACGACAGAACTATAATATATTCAAGCAAGGAATGAGCAGTGATGGAGTAATAAGCACAGATCAGCCGTTTAGTGAAATTACATATAAACGATTGAAACAAGATATTGGTAGCAGATATTCAGGACAGCAGAACGCCCATGCTCCAATGGTATTATTTAACGGATTAAAATATACTCCAATAGGAATCAATCCAAAAGATATGGATTTCATTAACGGCTTAAAAATGAACCGTGAAGAACTATGCGGATTCCTGTATCAAGTTCCGCTTATACTTCTTGGAGTTTTAGAAAATTCTTCATATAACAATATCAAAGAAGCAATGCGTATATTTTATAATATCAGCATATTACCACGACTAATAAAGAACAGAGAAATATATCAGAAGTTGCTTGATTTATGGAATCCTGAATACTATATTGATTTTGATTTGTCTGAAGTGGGAGCATTAAAAGAAGATTTAAAAGAAAAGATAGAACAGGCAGAACGTATGTGGAAAATGGGAGTCCCATATAATAAAATAGCAGAGGCATTGGATTTGCCTGTTAGAGATATTCCGGGCGGCAATACAGGATATTTACCATTTAATCTTGCACCTGCTGGAAGTCCTGCTCCAGAAAAAACTCCTGCGAAACCGCCTGAAAAACAAGTTAATAAAACGCATAAAATTAAATGGACTCCTGAATTGAAAAAACAGAAAGCGAAACAATTTGATTCTTCTACTCGTAAGATAGAAACGAAATATCGTAGTCAATTAGTTCCATATTTCAAAGCACAAGAGCAGGAAGTATTAAACAATCTTGACAAGTTTAAGTCTATTACATATAAGAAACTCGCAGATAATACGTTCATGGTTTTCGGCGACATAGACGGTAAAGCAAAACCTATACGCATTGAATCGGTATTATTTGACGAGAATGAGCAAGTAAAGAAATTAACAAAAGTAAATCTGCCGATACATACAGAAGCATTAAAAGAGCAAGGACAGGCGGAAATGGATTTACTTGGTATAGAGCAGACATTTAATGTTTCTAATCCAGAAGTTCAAAGATACTTGAAAGCAAACGCTTTATCTAAAG